GAACCCGGCGAGGATCACTCGCTCCTTCGTCCTGTGGAGAACGAGCTCGCGCTCCCCCTCCAGCATTGGCAGGGCTTGGGGGAAGTAGACCGCGGGGTGACGTGGGTCGATCGGGGAGAACAGGAGGCCGATCGAGCGCGAGACGGAGCGGAGAACTCCCTCCCCGCGGGCTCCGGGGTGCAGGATCACGGGCTCCCCCGAGCTCGACCCGGTGATCGTGTTTTTGAACACGACCCCGAGCGCGGCCGCGTCGCTCCCGCGGAGAGCGCAGGAGAACACCCAGCGCTCCCCCGCCTCGACGAGGTCGACGATCTCCGTCGAGACCCCGAAGTCCTCGACGCGGACGGGAGCGACCGTCTCCGAGTGACGGACGGTCGAGGCGAGGACCATTCCGAGAGCGGTCCCCGCGTGAGGGAACGCGGCGGAAAAGTCGAGCGAGCTCCCGTAGCAGAGCCGACCCGGAACCTTTAGAGCGGTCTTGACGTCGATCAGTCCCATTTAGCCTCCCAGGAGGTGTTCGTCGACGAGCTCCTGGATCTCGACCTCGTCGGCCGGGGTGACCATGAGAAACGGTCGAGCTCGGACCTTGACCATGAACCGCGGGACGGAGAACAACCAGCCCAGAGCCTCCCGGAGCTCGGGCTCGTCCCGGAGATACTGAGCGAGGTTCGAGCGGCCGGTCGAGGAGAGGACGACCTCGGAGATCCCGCCGAGTTGGTGAGTCTCCGCGTATGGGACCGCGGCTCCGACGACGACCGAGGTCCGGCCGCGGAGCTTGTAGTTCACGGATTGACGGAGCCGACCGGTATCGGTGAGCGCGGGTCGAGGGGAGAACCTCCGTTTCGGTGGCTGCTTCCCCGCGTTCATGTCGCGAACGATCCCGGGAACATTGGGCGTCATTCGACCAGCCCAGCTCTCCCCGCCGCGGCCTTGCTCGCGGAATGCCTTCTGGGTCTGGGAGACCAGATAAGCACCGATCGAGGTCAGAACCTCCTCCGCGTCGCGGAGCCGACGAGCGAGCTCGACCCCGGCTCCCTTCTCGATTCGGAGGAAGTCCCTAGCCACGGTTGGACCGAGGGTCGCGGCCGAACCCGACGTCGAGGATCACGTCCCCCCAGGCTTGCCGATCGTTGTCCGGCCGTCGGGTCGGGAGGTCCTCGTCGTATTCGAGCGGCGAGAGGGTCTGAGGGATCAGGGGTTGATCCGCCCCGAGCGAGCGAGCGAGTCGGCCGCACGCCAGGTGCCAGCGCTTCCGAATCCCCTCCGTCGCGGGAGTCTCTCCGGCCGCCCAAGATTCGAGGTAGTAGAGGACGCCAGCGACGCCGACCGGGACGTGAGCCGCGGTCGAGGAGTCGAACACGACCCCGACGAGCTGGTAGAACTCCGCCTCCGCGTCCGCGACCGCGGCCGCGAGTCGGGTCGAGTCGACGGTCGACGCGGAGCGGTCGCCTTGGTTCGTGAGCTGGATCAGACGAGAGGCCGGGACCCGGGTCGTGACCGCGGTCGAGAGCGACATAGGACCTCCTCTAGCTAGGGTCTGGGATCGTTGGCGTTCCGTCGAGGGTAGCGGTCGCGGAGAGCGGACCCTCCGCGGTGAGGGTCTCCGAGACCGTCAGGACGAGCGCCGCGACCGCGGTGATCGAGTAGGTCCCGTCATTCGAGGACGTCCCCGCGACGACGACTTTCATTCCGACGACGTATCCGTCCGTGACGAACGAGCCGGTCGAGGCCGTGATCGTGTCCGGTCCCGTGGCGAACGTGAGGGTCCGCCCGCCCGCGGCCGTGATCGTCGCGACCGAGGCGCGGTGAGGGAGGTAGGCACCGAACGCGTACGCGAGGTGCTTCTGGATCTTGGAGTCCGACGCGATCGAGCTGGTCGCGGTTATCTCGTCGTCCAGGAGGTGAGGCGAGGTCCCCGCGGGGAGGAAATACCAGAGCCCGTCGAACAGGCTCATGGGTCCCCAGTGGGGGTTCGAGCAAACGAACGTCCCGGTCGTCCTCGACGCGAGCGTGAGCGAGACCGCGGCCTCGTCGTTGAGCCAGTTTCCAGGCCAGAGGTCCTCGTCGTCGTCGAGCTCGAACCAAGTCCAGGTCGAGTTCGAGAACGTCGACATAGCGACCGCTTTGGTCGTCGAGCCCATAGCGAGCGTCAGGGTCCCGTCGCAGCTCGACTCCCGGTAGATCCAGAATCCCGCCTTGTAGGGAGAGTTCAGGTCGACCTGAGCGTTCGAGACGGAGAGCTTTTGGGACAAGGATCCGTTGTCGTTGAACCGGAGCGTGACCGGGGTCGTGATCCCGGGGAGCGTATGCGGAGCTAGGTCGACGTCGAGCTCGTGATCGGTCGGGTCCCCGAGCGTCCAGTCCGTTACCTCGTCGTTCGCGACGCCGGTCGCGGGAGTCGAGGCCGCGGGAGCGGTCGTCCAGGAGTACTGAGCGAACGTCGAGTTCGAGAGCCCGGAATTCAGAGCCGACGCGACCGTGAGGTTCGTCGAGGCTCCGCTCCCTCGAATGTCGAGAATGTCGGGACCGTTGGCGGACCCCTCCAGCGCGAACACCTCAGCGAACCGTCGGCCGCCGGAGCTCTGGTCCGCGATACAGCGGAGGGTTCGTTTCTCCGTGAACGTCGCCTCGATCCCATAGGCGAACTCGTCGAGGGAGAGCCGCGAGAGCTCCCCTTTCGAGCTCCCGAACGTCGTCCAAGTCCCGTGATCGAACACGCGAGACTCCACGGAAATGTTGTTCGCGTGGAAGTAATCGAACAGGCGGCCGATCGCGAGGAGGACGTCCCGCTCGGGCTTGAGCGTGATCTCCGTCGAGTAGTCGATCATGTTCGCGCCGAGGAGGAGCTGAGCGCTCCCGATCGCCTGAGCGACGAGAGCGCGGACGATCTCCGCTCCCTCCAGCTTCGCCTTTGCCAGAGGACCGGCGGTCCCAGCGACGACCGTCGCCTGGTCGGTCGCGATCGTCTGAGCGGCGAACAGGTTATCGAGGAACGCTACCGCGTTCTGGACCTGGGACCGGAGGGAGGTCTCGGAGATTGCCACGGGTCGAGCCTACTTCCGCTTGGCGGTCGTCTTGGGCTTGGAGGGAGTCGAGGCGGCCGCGGGAGCGGGAGCCTTCTTTCCGGCGACCTCCGCGAGCTCGTCCGCGAGGGTCTTAGGACGCGGCTCGTCGAAGTCGCTGGACTCGGTCGGCTCCAGATAGAGGTAGTGAGTCAGCGGGACGTCGGAGGGCTCGACCGTGAACCCGCGGGAGCTCCGCGTGAACAGTCGAGCGCGAGCGGCCTTCCCCGAGGAGATTCGGATCCACTTCGACTTCGCGGCCTTGACGATCGCGGCGACCTGGTCGTCCGTGAGGTCGCGGACGACTCCTCGAACCTCGGTCCGCTTGGTCGCGGGACCCGAGCCCGTGACCTTCTCGGTCACCTTGGGGAAGTCTTGACCGGCGAGGTAGACGGTCGAGATTGGACAATCGGACGTGACGCCGATCCGGTAGCGCTTGGAATTGGAGTTCATTGGGTCCTCCGAGGACGGTAGAGCGCAAGCGACCGCGACCTGACCCAATGAAGCCAGGCCGCGGCCGTTTGCAGGGGATTGAGAGCGCGAGAGGTCTAGTTATTGACCTTGATCGCACCGTAGGGGAGAGCGACTCCGTAGCCCGCTCGCATGTCCGCGAGGATCGCTTGACGCTTGGAGCGACGAGCCTCGCGCGAGTTCGAGCGGTTCTCCTCGATCACTCGCATGGGCGAGCGGATCTGCTCGAACACGGGCTTGGGAACGGTCGGGGAGTTGACGATCACCGACCAGTCGGTGTCCGAGATCCGCTGGCTGAACCAGAGCCGGACCGAGAGGTTCCCGGCGCGGATCGAGTTCGTGACCGCGGCCCCGCCGACGTTCTCCGTGCCAGCGACGTTCGTCGCGACCTGGAGGGTCCGCTCCTGCTTGAACGCTTCGGTGAAAATTTCCGAGGCCGACCGCGGAGCGACGACGACGATCTCCCCGTCGAGCTCGTCCTCCAGGAGAGGCTCTCCCTCCGTGTCGACGAACGCTCCGAGCCGCTCGATCGCGTTCCAGAAGTCCGTCCGAACCGCGGCCGCCGAAGCGACGCCGGAGCCGGAGATAATGTTCCCGCCCGAGACGCCGAAGCGGTCAGCGCCGCCAGCGGTCGCGGCGAACAGAGCCGCACCGTCGGGAGCGTTCGGGATAGCCTGGAGGAGCTGAGCGTTCGAGGCCGCGGTGAGGATCTGGAAGAACATGCGCTCGGGGAGAATCTTCCCCTTGTGAGCGACCGCGCGAGCCTTCTCGCGGAACCCGGCGAGCTGCATATCCTCGACGTCGTCCTCGAACCAGCCAATCGCCTTCGCGAACGAGTAGTTCTCGACCGAGAAGGAGCGAGAAATGATCTCGTCCTCCGGCATGTCGTCGCCTCGGTCCCAGCGCTCCAGGCCGGGAGTCGACTCGTGGTAACCGTAGTGCTCGGTCCGCTTCGTCGACTGGATCCCCAGCTTCATAACGAGCGGGAGGTTCGGAGAGGTTTTCGCCTCGGAGTTGTACGTGTTCGTGAACTCGGCCCGGATATCCCGGAGGAGGTCAGCGCTTGACAGTGGCATGGTGGCTCCTTAGCAGCCGGGGAGACGTTCGACGACCGCGAACAGGCCGACGCGGCCTAGGGTCTGGGTTCCGCCAGCCGACGAGACCTCGATATCGAGGAGGTCTCCCGTGCTGAACGTGTTCGCGGCCGTGATCGCGGTCGCGTCGAGCTGGGTCCCGACCGTGCCGCCCGCGGCCGTCGAGACGACGAGAGCTCCGCCCGTGACGTTCGTACCGCCGATCTCCAGGTTCACGGTCGCGGTGCCCGAGACTCCGGTGAACGCGGCCTCGACGTTGCCGTGTAGGCTAATGAACTTGCCCGCGAAGGGCATAGCGAACCCGGTCCGAATGTCCCCGTCGGCCAAGTCGGCGTTGTCGTAGTGACCGAGGTCGATCACGGTCCGGTTTCCGCCAGCCATGCCGAGGATCAGTTGACCGATCAGGCCGAGGAGGAGGACGTCGCAAGTCGTCGAGACGTGCCACTTGGAGACGAACCCGACGACCTCCGCGTCCGCGGCTGGACGGGTCAGGGTCAGGTCCGCGTTCGAGGTCGCGTAGACCGGCGACCATTGGTCCGTGATCGCGCTCGCGCCCGTGACCGTGACGCGGGAGAGGATCCGCGGGTTGACGTCGAGGCCGACGGTCGGGGGGACCGTCGCGCTCGTGTCGCCCGTGTCGGTCGAGAGGCCGCCGGGGTGGTGAGCGAGACCGGCGAAGATCATGCCCGGTTCGTTGTCGTAGTCCGCGGCGTCGCCTTGGGACGTCGCGTGGGTCGAGCCTCGGATCCCGGCGAAGCGGCCGTGATACATGGCGTCGGAGTTGGCGATTTGAACCGCGACCCCGTTCGGGTCAGGCTTGCCGACCTGGGTCGTGGCGGACGTTGCAGCGGCCATAGCTTAGGCCTCCTGGTCGATCAGGTTGGAAATGTAGGTAGCGAGAGGGAGGGTCGACCGCGTCGCCTTGTGCGAGCGAGCGAGGTCGCGAGCGTAGGCCAGGACCTCGGGTCCCTTCGCGGAGTAGGCCGCGACCTCGGGAGCGTCGAACGCGTCGGTCCGGGTCTCCCCGGTCCAGGTCGAGGGAGGCGGGGTCGGACCGTTGTCTCGGAGAGCCTGAGCGTAGGCCAGGCCAGCGGCCTCCCCGCTCTGAGCGGTCGTCGCCTCGAACTTGGCGACCTGAGCTCCGGTGAACCCCTCCTCGCGGAGCTGAGCGCCGAACGTCGCGACGCGGGTCGCGAGCTCCGCGGCCTTGAGCGCGGTTTCCATTTGAGCGACGCGACCGGCGAGGGCGTCGAACTTGCCCGCGTTCTGAGCGTCCGCGATTGCCTGAGCCGCGATCGGAGCGGCCGCGGGAGCCGCGGGAGCGGGAGCGGGAGCGGGAGCGCTTGAGAGCTCCGCGGGACCTTCGTCCTGAGCGGGAGCCTCCTCGGACTCGCCCGCCTTCTCCAGCATGGCGAGGAGGCCCATTAGGCCTTCCTTGAGCTGGGAGAGCATGTCGGGAGCCGCGGCCTTGACCTCGACGTTCGGGAGGCCGTCGTCGTCCGACGAGGTCTCCGGCTCGTTTTCCTTGGGATCCATAGAGTAGCTCTCCGAGTAGCGGAACAGGACCGAGCGAGCGGAGCCCGCGGCCGAGAATGCGAGGGCGGCCGAAGCGACCGCCGGTCGGGTGGTAGTGGTCTCGACCCCGTCCGCGACGCGGAGGAGCGGGTACCGAAAGAACGGGACCTCGTGATCGAGGAACGCGAGGGAGTCGATCTCCCCCGAGCTCGTGTCGAGGATCTCCGCGGAGCGGTAGCTGAGCCGACCCGCCTTGATCTCCAGATACACGGACTCGGGAACCCCGACGAGGTCCGCGAACAGGGTCGCGGTAGGTTTGCCTCCGATACGGAGCTCCCCGAGCCGTGAGAATCGAACGTGACCGGCCGCGACGACTTCGGAGTCGTCCTGACCGGGAGTCCCGAGCGCATGGTGCCGAACGTGGGCGGGGTGGAAATACCCCTCCGCGTGTCGAACCTTCGCGGCCGCGAGAGCTCCGCCCAACCAGCCCGCGTCGCATTTCCAGACCTTGCCGTTGGAGAGCGTCCGCTCGTGAGCGGAGAAAACCGGGACGTCAAAGATCGTCCAGCTCCCGTCGGGAGCTTTCTCTGCTTTGTAGTTCGTGGGGTTGGGCTTCACTCCCGCCGACACTAGCGACGCTCCGACGGAGCTCCCAGGTATACAGGGTGCAACGGGAGAGGGAGCCCATGTCAGAGAACGAGAAGCAAACGGAATGGCTCACGTTTCGAGCGAGCCGGTCGCTCGTCGACGCGGTCGACCAGCTCGCGAACGGAGACCGGCGGACGAGGTCGTTCGTCCTCCGCGAGCTCGTGACCGAGGGAGTCCAGGCCGCGGCCGACGACGAGGACCAGGAGGTCGACTCGTGACCGCTCGTCCGTGGTGGAGGGTTCGGATCGAGGAGCTCGAACGCGAGGTCGAGGAGCTCCGAGCGGTGATAACGGAGAACGTAGCCAAGGACTATAGAGAGCTCGTCGATCGGTTCCGCGTCCTCCAGGACGAGCCCGGAGAGCCGGTCGAGGTCGAGGGCTTCACTCCCCGGGTTCTCTGGGTCGACCCAGCTCACCGCTCCGCGTTCGAGGAGCTCGGGATCGAGGTCCCGGAGTGAGCGACCAGAGCGAGGCGGAGCTCCTGGAGCTCCTCGTCGAGGACGCGCGGAGGAAGTCCGAGCGCGAGCGGATCCCCGACGACTGGGAGGAGACCCTCGCGAAGGTTCGCGCGGAGCATGTCGAGCGTCGAGGTCGAGCGGTCGGACCGCGGAACAACGGAGCCAGTAGGCCCGCGGTCCGCGTCGGCGGGTTCGTTCACCGTAGACTCCTCGACCAGCTCCGGTTCGACGGACTCGACGGACTCGACCTCTAGGCGGGGAGAGGTCCTCCGCCCGTGACGAACCCGAAGTCCGCCCCGCCGCCAGCCGGAGGAGTCGCTCTCGCGGTCATTTCCCCTTGACGGTTCGCGAGCCCGAGCTTTGAGAGTTCGCGGGTCGGGACGAGCTCCAGTGAGCACCGACAGTTGTAGCCGAGAGGCGGAGCGTAGTTCGACCAGACCGGGTCGTCGAAATGCGCGACGAGACCGTCCGTCGCGGCATGATTCGGCCGCGTGTCTCCGTCCTGGGTCGCGGTGAACCTCCAGCCCGAGGTCGCCTTTCGGACTCCCGGCGTCTCCGCCTGGAGCCGACGGCCGCGAGCGTAGGACGAGGACGAGACCGTCCGAAACACCGTGTCCGCATAGGCGCGAGTGAACCCGGACGGGTCGATCCCGAGCTCCAGAGCCTCCGCGGTCCCCGAGCGGAGCGCTCGGAGGATCCGCCGCTCGACGAGCTCCTGGGAGGTCCCGCGGCGGATCGCGGTCTCGACGGACTTCTGGACGTGAGCCGCGACGGACTCCGAGGCCGCCCGAGCCGCGGCGAACCCTCCCTCCGCGTAGACCTCCTGGGTCGCCCTCCAGCCCGGAGCGACCTCCGGGTGTCGCGCGAGGAGCTCCTCCGAGGCTTCGCGAAATGCGACCTTGGAGAGGAAGAACAGGCCCGAGGGTCCGACCGGCGAGTAGCGGAGGGCGGCCGCCTTGACCGGCTCCCCCCCGAGGGACTCGAACTCCCGCTGGAGTCGGATCCGGCCGAGGAGGTCGGCTCCGCTCTGGACCTGAGCCAGGATCCCTCCGAGGATCGTCACGAGCCGATCACGCTCTTTCCAGGCCCGACGTAGACGCGCGACCTCGATCCGCCCGAGGAGCTCGGAGAGCTGGTCGGTCGGGAGGGCGTGGACCTGGTCGAGCTCGTCGATCGGAGCGCGGGCCATTGGTCTAGAGCGCTGCGATCAGGAGAGGGAGGACCTTGATCGCGATCGTCCCGAGCTCCGCCAAGAGGTCCGCGAGGAAGTCGAGCCGCTCCGCCCGGAGGCGAGCCGCCTTGGTCTCCTCGACCGTGACCAGCCGGAACAGCTTCCGCCGCTCCTGATAGGCGAGCTCGCGGATCCCCTCGGGGAACCCGGCGTCGAGGGACTCGAACGCGGACCCGAGGAGCTCGCGGAGCTCGTCCGCTCCGGTCTCGACGAGCCGCGGCGAGGCCGCCTTGACCTTTCCGATTCCGAGGAGGATCTGGTCCGCGAGCGGGTCCCGGACTTCGTCGTCTCCGAAGTAGGCCGCGGCCGCGTCCGCCGCCTCGGAGAGCTCCGCGGCTCCGCTCTTGATCCCCGCCGCCTGGAGCTGGTCGAGGAGCCGGTCGAGGTTCGAGCTCACGACCCGCTCCCGGCCGGAGCGATCCCGGCGCGCCCGAGGACCTCCGCGGAGGGCTCGTCCCCGCCAAGCCTCCAGGCTTGGACCTCGAACGCGTCCGCCGCGTCGCGAGCAATCTCGCGAGCCTGGTAGGGGAGGGAGAGGTCGTTCGCGTCGACCCGGAGGATCTGCGCATACTTGATCGCGGCCGCCCGTGGACCCGAGCAACAGCCCGAGAGCGCGAGGACGAGGAGGAGGACGAACGCGAGACGGATCACGAGCTCGCTCCCTTCTTAGCCTGACCGCGGGAGATCGTGTAGCCGATAGCGAGAGCCGCGACGATCGCGAGCGCGATCAGCTTTCCGGTCTCGGAGAGGTCCCCGAGGACGCCGAACGCTCCAGCGGAGAGAGCCGCGAACATGGTCACGAATAGCTCGGAGGTTTGCTTCCCGGGCTTGAGAGGTGAGGGGTTGATTGAGTCCATTGCTACTCGTCCTTTAGCCAGATTTCAAAATTGACGTCGACCTCCGCGGTCCCAGAGTCGACCTTGCCCATGAACCCGATATCGGTCAGAGCCGCGTAGGGTCCCATTGGAGCGTCGAGGAGGATATCAGCAAACCCGCGGGGTCCGACGTGGACGTCCCGCTGAGCTCGCATGGCGGAGTAGGGAGCTGAGGTCTGGAGGATATTCGGCCGGAAGAACAGGATTAGATCCGTGACCTTCGTCGAGTCCGTCGACGCGTGAGCCGACATGAGGTAGGCCGTTTTTCCCAGAGGGACCGTGTAGGCCCCAATGTAGGATTGTCCTCGCGGGAAACCCTCTAGAGCGATCGTCGCCCAATCCTCCGTCCCGGCCGCGTTCTCGATTGTGATCGCGGCCGCGTGGCTCCCGGCGGAGGCGGACGCGTAGGTCCCGGACTCGCTCACGAACGCTCGGAACAGGCGGAGGAACGTCGCGGAGGTCGGGGAGCTCGCGGAGGCTCCAGCGGTCGTGAGCTCCTCCGAGACCTCCGCTCCGGTCTCGTCGATCCCATAGAGCATGACCTTGCGAGCGCCCGCTCCGTCCGCGGTATCCGCCGCGTTTCCCGCCTTGACGCGGAGAGCGGTCGCGGCCGAGACCTGCGGAGTCGGATAGAGGCTCCCGTATGTGATCGGCGCGTAGGTCGTTCCTACCGCCTGGTTGTGGCCGAACTTGTGAACGACCGACCAGCCCTCGACGTCTCCCGCGGTGAGGTTCGCAGGGTTCGAGCTGGTCGGGAGCGGGTAGGCCTCCGAGACGGAGCGGACGAGCCCGGTCGCGGAGTCGTGATAGCCGACCTTCTTCGGGAGAGCGTGTCGCGGGAGGAACGTCTCCTCTCCCGGCGTGTGCGTGTCCGACCCCACGTCAGAACCCCGGAGCGGCCGGAGGTCCTGGAGGAGCTGGAGGAGCTCCCTCGATCACGGCCTCGTTCTCTCCGGGGAGAGTGAAATCCGTTTTCGAGTAGACCTCGGACTTGAGGAGCGGGACCCCGGCCGCGAGGAGGATCTGGATCACGGCCGCCGCGATCGTCGGGTCCTCCTGCTTTTGTTGGCCGATCGCGAGCCGCGGCATAGACGCGCCCGGAGCTCGCTCGTTTATCAGCCAGCGGTTCTGGTTCCAGACCGCTCCGACGAGGTCGCGGGTCAGGTCCTCCCCGAGGCGGTCGCGGTCCGCCTGGGAAATGGACTCCGTTGAGGCCGCGTGCTCCTGAGCTTTCGCGTTCGAGCCGACCTCCCCGAGGCTTTGCATGGTCGCGAGCGAGCTCCCGAGGACCGCCATAACCATATTCGTGTCGAGGTATCCGAGGGAGTCCGTCAGGATCCCCCAGCCTTCCCCCAGCCCGTTCACGAACTGGAGGTCGTCCTCGGAGTCGATCGCGAGGACGTCGTCCGTCCTGTGGCGCGCGAACGCTCGCATGAATGCCTGAGCTCGCGTCTGATTCCCAGCGTTCGGTCCGCCCTTCGGGAGCCCGTCCGCGGAGCGCAGTTTCGCGATCGCGAACCCGTTCGCGAACCGCTCGCTCGCGCGGCCCATTCGCTGCATGGATTGCGACTTGAGAACCTGGAAGCGGTAGAGCGTGTCGAGGAGCCCGGACCCGTATCCGAGCGAGGCCTCCGTGTCGTCGAACGTGCAACGGGTGAACCACTCGGGGTGATCGAGCGGCTCCCAGACCCGCCGCTCCGCCGACCAGAACTCCCAGCTCGGGGCGCAGCCCTGGAGCTTGACCAGGCGGAACCTCCGGCGGTCGACGTTCTTGAGTCGTCGAGGGACCCACCAGGATCCGAACTCCCCAGCGATCTTCTCGAACCCGCGGGAGCCTTCCATGAACTCATAGCTCGACCCGCGAAAGATCGCGTCTCCGAGGCGGATCCGAGCGTCCGTAAACCCGTGGATCTTGGAGAGGAGGTCGTAGACGATCTCCGCCGCCTTCGCGTCCGCGTCGCTCTCCTCGGTCGCGGGCTCGACCCGCCATTCCCGACCCGCGGCGAGGTGCTTTCGGAAGCGGAGAGCGTGAGCGACGACCGGGTCCCGCACGACCTTGGAATAGACGTCGGGGTCCTGACCGAGGGCGTAGCTCGGATCATGAATCCAGTGCTTCGTCGAGAGGTTCGCGAGACCTTCGGTGTAGCGCTGGTAACCCTCCGCGGTCTTGCCTGCCTGGTCGAACTCGGACACTAGAGAACCGACCCGTGAACCTCAGTCGCGAGGAGGTCGACGGTCGCGCCCGCGTCCGCGATCTTGAGCGTGTAGGTTTTCTCCGGGAGAGCCTCGAACGCGAAATTCGTCCAGGCGTCGACGACGAGAGCGTCCCCGTCGTTTAGGTAGCCGGTCGCGGTCGTCGCCTCGGAGTTGTCGTAGACGTCGAGCTGGAGCCGGACCGCGGCGGAAACCTTGATCGTCCCGCGGATCGAACACGCACGGGTCGGAGCGATCGCGCTCCCGATCGTGTCTCCGTCCGAGAGGGCGTCTTTGTGGACGTCGAGAGCGGGAATGATTCCGTTGGACATAGGTCGAGCCTCCGCGGTAGGGCGTAGGGAGGAAGGGTAGCGGGTCGCTCCGTCAGTCCCAGAGCCCGGAGGGCGTCAAGTCCTGGTCGAGGCGGTCCAGGAGCCGGTCCCTCTCGTCGTCGTCCTGGTCGACGTCGGAGAGCCCGTAGACGACCCCGGTCGCGGAGAGGAGGTCGAGAGCGACCTGGACCGCGTAGGCCAGAGCGTCGACCTGGTCGTCGTGAGCTCCGCCCGGGAACGCGAGGAGCTCGCTCACGAACTCGTCGAGCCAGTCCGCCTGAGCGGGGAACTGGACCGCCCCCGCCTCCAGCTCCGCGGTCGCGGGGAGCGCTCGCGCGAGCTTGTTCGAGTCCGCCTTGAGCTCGCGGACCGGGAGGCCTCGACGCCGAGCGGTCTGGATCAAATGGAGCTGGAACCCGGCCGACTCGATCCAAGCGACCGAGGCTCCCCAGCGGTCGAGCTGGGACTCGACGAGCGGGATCATTCCCGGCCCCTCGACCTTCGCGCGCTCGACGTGGAGGAGAAACATGGTCCCGTCAGGAGCGACGCCGAACGTCGCGACGACCGTGTAGTCCGCGGCCTCCTTCAGCGAGGCCGCGAGGTCGACGGTCACGAACTTGGTCAGGCTCCCGAGGCGGATCGCGCGAGCGTCTCCCGTCGACGCGTGGCGGTAGCGGACGAGGTCCCCGGAGCGCTGGTAGTACTTGAGCCACTCGACCCGGAAGAACCCTCCCTCCGAGGGACTCGGTCGCTGCTGGTAGAGAGCGGCCCAGACCCACGGACCCTTCGCTCGACGTTTCCGCTTGAGCCTCCAGAGAGGCCAGCGCTCGGGCCAGAGCGGTTCTCCTGGAGCTCGACCGAGCGGGTCGTTCTCCTCCGCGACCGCCGGAAATATCACCTCCTCCCAGCGATCAATCGCCCGGTGGATCTCCTCCGAGGTGAGCTCCGCGGGGTCGAGCTCGTCGAGCTCCAGGAGCTCCTCGTCCTCGTCGACCTCGACGAGCCGCCCGATCAGGTCGTCCTCGTGCCAGCGGGTCGCGACGATCACGCAAGACGCGCCAGGCTCCATGCGAGTTTCCGCGGTCGAGTCCCAGAAGTCCTGAACCGAGTCCCTCCAGGCCTTGCTCTGAGCCTGTTTCGCGTTCTTACAGTAGTCGTCGACGAGGAGGAGGTCCGCTCCTTCTCCGTTGATCGCGCCTCCGATTCCGGCCGTGATCATGCCTCCGCCCGCGGTCGTCTCCCATGCGTCCGCGGCCGTCATATCGGGAGCGAGGCGGACGCGGAGCTGGTCGGCGTGACGCCGGATCAGGTTCCGAACCCGCCGCCCCCACTTCCGCGCGAAGTCCGCCCCGTGCCCAACCAGAATGATCTTTCGATCAGGCCAGCGGTCGAGGAACCAGACCGGGAACCATTGCGAGGTGAGCCAGGATTTCCCGTGCCGGACCGGCATGGAAACGACGATCCGCCGATCGTCTCCGTAGGCCGCCTCCGCCAGCTTGTCAGAGAGGGCGTCGAGGTGCCTCGCCCGTTGCCAGCGGCCGCCGGAGAGGTGCTCCGCGAACGTCGCGGGAGTCGCTCTCCAGGCTTCGTCCTCCGCGGTCCCGAGGAGCTCCGCGAGCTCGTCCTCCGCGAGCTCGTCCCCCTCCGAGGCTCGGACGATCAGCTCCGCGAGCTCGGGACTCACTCGGCCTCGGGCTCGTCCTCGGAGAGTCGGCGTAGCTTCCGGGTCGTGAGCGCTCGAACCTCGATCTTGGTCGCCTTGTGCGCGACCCGCTCGGTCGCGAGCTCCTCCTCCGCCGCGGCCGCGGCCTTGCGTTGACGGGAGGCCTTGACCTCCGCGAGGACCGCCCACGCGAGCGGGACGAGAGCGACGAGAGCTCCCTGAGCGACGTCAGGCCAGGAGGTCGCGGCGAGGATCACGACATATCCTCCCCGGCGGGGAAGCGCTCCAGGAGCTCCGCCTCGACCGCGGGATCCCTCGGGCCAGCGACCCAAAGACAATAGGAGACGGTCGCGTCGTCCGTCGCGGAGAGGTTCCAGAGGATCGAGGTCAGGAACGCGGCCGCGGCTCCTGGGTCTCCGAGGTGCTCCGAAGCTCCGTCGCTAACCCCGTTCGTGAACGCTTCGCACGTCCCCGCGAGGCGGTCCCATTCGACCGTGGTCAGAAGCCGAGCGTCCCCGGTCAGGGTCTCCCCGGAGTACTCGTTCGCTTGCAGGACCCCTCCCGCATACCCGCTCCCTCCCGAGGCGAGTCCAGCTATGTCGCGGATCAGGGCGTTGAGAGACTCGTTCGAGACCGAGGAGCGGTATTGACTCGCGAACGTATAGGAGTCGTTCACGGACCCGACCAGGTAGCAGGTGACCTGGTCCTGGTCGCTGAGCTTGGTCAGGCTCGGGCTTACGTGATAGGTGTAAGAGCTCGCAGCGAGGCGAACCAGGCCGAGACCGGCCGCGTCCGTCCCGTCCGTGACCGTTCCGACGGACGCGGAAGCGACGTCCTCCGAGGACGCGGGCTTAGAGAATCGGTCAGTGGACCAGTTCGGGTCGTAGACCTCTAGAGCGTCCGCCTCGGACACTCCCCAGGGGATCCAGGGTCGCGACTCCGCGAACTCCCTGTGCAGGTAGTCCTCGACGAGCGAGTCCCTCGCGGCCTCGACGATCAGCGCATAGAGGACGTCCGTATTCGAAAAGAGCGTCGAGTCCAAGTAGCTCCCGAGAGCTACGGAGTCGATCCCGGAGGGAGTTGCGGTATCCGACGTCGACTGAGTCCCGAGGTTCCCGTCCAGCCATGCTCGGAGCGTTGTCGGCGTGATCTCCGCGGAGATCACGCCTAACTCCCCGACCGGGAGCCCATGAGTCCCATAGTGCTGTGAGATCACCCCTCCGTCACGAAGGACCGCCCAGCCTCCGAGGGTGTTCGTGGAGTTGCTTAGCACCGCCAGGTGCTCTTGGGCGGAGTTTCCCGAGTCCTCGACCGCCAGGTGGTAGAGGCTCCCGGTAGCGCCAGGAGCGGCAACAACGTAGAGGCTTAGGGTCCCGTCGAGGAGCCCGAGGGCCAGGCTCCCGGAGAGCTCGTCGTCGACCCCGTCGAACGACATAGCGACGTCGCCATTCGCAGCGACGACCGCCGGGACAGAGGCCGGAGCGAGGTCGATCCCGTTCAACGTGTCGCGGAGGGACGCGTGTCGCGCGTCATACACGAACCGAACGTCCGAGGTATCAACGGAGGGGGGGAGACGTCGCGGGTTGTAGTAGTTCGCGAGCGTGTCCGCGAAGGATTGCGAGTAGGGTCCGGCGGCCAGGACGACGCGGTAGACCCGCCCCGTGAAATAGAACGTGGAGAGGGACCCGGCCCAGGGTCCGGTCCCGATCGTCAGGCGGGCTAGCGAGGTCGGATCGACCGCGGTCGCGTTCGGGCTTGCCGTGACCCGGCCCCCGACCGACACAAACTGACCGTTGGTCGCGTGCCAGCTCGCGGCCACAACGTGTTTGACGCCAGTCCCTACCGTGACCTCGCCCAGGTCGTTCCCTTGCCCGGACGTGGACCAGGCTCCCGCGGCCCAATAGTCGGAGGACCCGCTCCGGTAGACGCGGAGCGTTCCCTCCGCTGAGGCTGCGGGAGTTTTCCAGATAGCGAGCGGCATAGCGTTATCCGCGGAGGCCGCGTCCTCCAGGAGGACGACGTAAGCGGTCAGGCCGGACGCGTAGTCCGAGAGGTCCCCGAGGTCCTCCGCGGCCGCGTCGAGGTAGCTCGCTCCGTCGAGCTGGGCGTATACGTGACCGGCGGAGTCGCGTTCGCGAGTGACTCCGCCTCCCGCCGCGGTCAGGGCTCGACCGCCTATCCGATCGGATCGCATGGAATACGCGGGGTCGAAATCGAAGATCGCTCCGAGGGACGCGGGGGACGCGGGGCCTTTGCGGAGACCATGCTGGTATCCAGCGAGAGAGTAGCCGTGGGTCTTGCGTCGCGTTTTCGCCATAGCGGGTCAGGGTAGCGAACCGCTCCGTCGAGGAGCTCCAGGAGATCGACGAGGAGCTCGCAACCAAGAGAGCGACCCCGCGACGACGACGAGTCGAGGCGGGGTCGCTCCAGGAGGTCTGACGAACCGACCAGGGATCCTAGCGGTTCGCTCCGTCGGGTCTACTGAGGGAACCCGCTCTCCGCTCTCCGGGTCGCTCGGTCCGCCTGGTCGAGCTCGCTCGCGAACCCGAGGTCCTCGACGAGGACCTCCCGGAGTCGCGGCGGGATCTCGTCCCAGAGGAACTCCTCGTCGTCCTCCCCCTCGAACTCCCCGAGCTGGAGCGTCGCGGGCCAGTCCTCGACCTCGACGAACGAGCCGTCCTGGAGCTCGACCTCGATCCAATGCTCCGCGGAGTGAGCCGCGGCCTCGACCGCGGCCGCGAGCTCGTCGACGTCCTCCTGGGTCGGGAGGAGCCGGAGCTCCCGCGCGACTCCAGCGAGGGACTCCGACGCGTTCCCGATCTGGATCCCTCCAGGAGCGACGACGTCGATCGGACCTCCGTCCCCGACCTGGACCGTGATCGACTCGAACTGAGCCGCGTCGACCGTCTCCTGGACCCCGTAGAGCGTGAACGGAGCCTCCGCCGAGACCTCGTCCGTCGAGAGGACGAGCGAGACGCGAACGCGCTCCGGGTCGGAGTTGCGCTCGGTCGTCCGCGCGACCTGGACGAGCTCGACGCCGACCAGCTCCGACCAGGCTCGACGAGCGAGGGGTTCGAGCTGGTCGCGAGGGAGAGCCGCCAGGAGGAGCCGCGAGAGCCGCTCCAGGAGCTCCGCGTCGTCCCGGAGGGCTCCTGGGTCGCTTTCGAGCGAACGGAGCCAGGAGCGGCCGGAGAGGTCGCTCACGAGGTCACCTCCGAGGCAAACCGGCGGACGAGCTCGCGTCGAGCGGGAGGGTAGTCCCACCCGTCGAGCTCCAGGCCTCCTTCCCCGTCCTGGATCACGAGCGGAGCCAGGCTCCACTCGTCGCGGAGCTCCAGGACCTCAGCGAGGGCGCGGAGGAGCTCCGGCTCCGGTCGAGGACCCAGCCAGGCTCCGACCGTGTACGGCCCGTTGAGGAGCGCGAGAACGAGCCTCCGAGCGTGCCCGCGGACGGGTCGACCGAGGCCGCTCACGAGTCGATCCCGAGGCGGTCGGCCTCCGCGGAGAGGAGCGAGCGGACGAGGTCGGAGAGGGACCCGCCGGTCGCGCGGAGGAGCCGCTCGATCCGCTGAGCCTCCGCCGGGGAGACGCGGAACTC